TGAAAACAGATTACTTGATAGAGAGAAGCATTGGAGGGCTTATATGCCCAGTACTCTGGGTGACTCCATAGTGTGCATCATCTATCCGCTGCTCCACTTGGACTCGAACCAAGAACTCCCTGATTAACAGTCAGGCACTCTGCCAATTGAGTTATAGAGCAATATTTAGTTATAAGGTATAACCGTCATTGGTGGCTCTCCACACAGACGGAGAATGATTTTCTTCCACAGCCTTTTTAGTTGCTTCATCTTGATACAGTCTTAGAACATGTATGCAATCATCTGCACCCTGCTCCCAACCAGCATCTTCTTCTGCGGTTGTTGGTATGCCATCGTGTACACTGCATACAGGTGGACCATTCCAGCCCTGTGTTAAGCCATATTGTAGCCATTCGTCAAAAGTCATTGACATAGAAAAACCCCTTTCAGGTCTATATCAATTATAGGGCACCGAAAGGGGTTTGTCAAGTTATTTCTTAGATGTTTGTTCATCTTGTGCTACATCTTTAAGAGCAACAGTTTGACGGAAAGCAGCATCAATCTCTGCACGAGATAGTTTACCATCTTCCAAGAATGCTAGGGATAGTAGTTCTACTACCTTTGCTACTGCTAGAATACCGCCCATTACAGCACTAAACCAGACTGGGATATTAACTCCGCTAATACCGCTGGCAACAGAACCAGCACCAACCACACCAAGTGCTGATGCAACGAAGGTTGCCATGATACGCATAAGGACATTACCAAATGTTTTCATTAGTCTTCCTCCTTGTCTTTGGGATTTCTTAGTGGGTAGGTGATAATCCATAGAACGCTTGTTCCGATGATTGCCCATCCTACTACTTCTTTTGCCGAACCTTCAAGGACAAGCCACGCTACGAACATACCAAGGAGTGTCCAGGCTTGTCCTATTAGGTCATTTAGAAATTTTTTCATAGTTTCCTCCTTATAATATTTGATGTTCCACCAGCAGGGGCTGCCATCAAAGCGGCTCCTGTGGCTGCATTTACTGCTGCACCAACAGCAACAACTGCTGTTACTACAACTTTTTTAGATTCTTCTCTAACTTTTGGTGACATATCTGCACCAACGTTACCAATAAAGTTAATTGCACCAACCAATGCTTCTGCACCTGGAATGGCTGCAAGTTCTTCAGATATCACAATGTCATCTGCTTGTGCAGCAACAAACAAAGCGTCAAGGGCTGCCTCGTATTCGGGACTGCCTTGTTCTGAATTATCAAGTATTGTATTAGCAACAGATATAAGTTCTGCTACCTGTTCATTTGAAAGTGATTGTGGGTCTACCGTGGCTACGTCTACAGGTAACTCTGGTTGACTGGGTTTGGGGGACACTGGCGGCTCTGGCACTGGTATCGGTTCGGGCTTAGGCGTTTCTGGCTCTTTAACAGGTTCCTTGGTCTCTTCAGGTGCAGGTGCTGGCTCTTTGTAAGGTGGAATGGAGTCAAGTTCCTGTTTAGCGACACGCAATGCCTCCTGTTCTGTTGCAACACTATTTGTTGCTACCTCTATTTTACCTTCGTTTTCAATTTGTTTATCTTGTAAAACTTTAAGTTCATCACTTGCCTTTTTCAAATCTAACTGTGCCTGTTCGTAATCTGAAATAGCATTGTTGTAAGTTGTCTGTGCTTGTTCAAGTAATGCGAGCAAAGCAGGGTCTTTAATGTATGTGATTGGTGCTTGTTCATTTTGAGAGAACCAAGACGAAGGAACCACATCCCAAGTTTGTGTATTTAAATAAATTAATTGATTACAGGCTCCACCACCATATTCGTACATCCAAGCGTCAATAGGATAGGATTTGCCTTTCTCTAATGTAATTCCCTGGCTCCACCAGCCACCGCAGCCTTTTAGAACCCAGTTATCGTTTACAACTGTGTCTCCGATAGTCATATACCAACCATCGTCTACTTGTGCCAAAAACTCATATGTGTCTGTTCTATCAACAGTGATAAAGCCTGTATAGTGAATCATAACGAAATCTCCACCACAACCTTCCATGTCTCCACCACCCCAATCTTTATCTATTTTATCAACTGTGATTGTTTTACAGAATGTGTGGGTTGTTGTAGAACGTTCTGGATAATAATACTGTCTGCTAAAATTATAAATGTCTGCTCGTAATCCAGGAATAGTTGGCTCTGTGTCTACTGGAATTACTGCTAAAAGATTATTATCATAGTTGGCTTGTGCTTGGTCTACCGCATTTTTTGCATCCGTAATTGCCTGTGCCTTTTGACCTGACGAAATGTTTTTATTATCTAGCAATCCTTGTGCTTCCGACAAAGCCAAATTAGTTTCTGATTGTAGTTGCTGTGCTGCTGTTAATGTATTTTGAGCATCAGTTAATCTAGTTTGGGCAGCATCAACTTTAGCCTGTGCCTCTGCTACCTTTGCGTTGTAATCTGCTCTTGTTTCTGCAAATGCTGATTGAGCCAAAAAGATAGGGGAAAGTGCTAGTAAGATAACTATTAAAATAAAATTGGGTTTTTTAATTTTAAATCTCCTCGTTGGAAATGTCCAACAAGACTATTATACCATTAGATTATGTTAATGTTAAACTGTTTAAAGTATGCATCAAGGTCTTTTTGTTCTGGCTTATTGCGTTGAATAATATCTCGTTTATCAAAGTCGTGCATTTCTTCAGTTTTCTTTCTATCACGGAAGGTGTGAATCTCAATCATCTGATTTAGGTCTTTTGGAGTATGGGATATAGCACCAAAAATAGCACCACAAACAGCATCAGCCAAGTCTTTAGAGGACTTTCTAGGGTGGTCTACACGATTACCCTTCATAATTTTAAGTTCGGTTAATTCATCATAGAGTAATTCTATGGCTGGCATGGCAAGTCTTTCCTCATATACAAGCATAGCCATATCCTCATAATGCTTCTTGGCAACAGAAACAGTTTCGGTACGAATACCTACTTGTTTTAGTTCGTTCTGGATATCAAATGACTGCCAGCGGTCAAAGGAAACCATACCTATATCAAAACCCTGTCTGCGTAAATTCTGAATCCATTGTTTTACTTCCGACAGGTTTACAGGTCCCTCTACCCTTGGTTCCCAATAGACTACCGCATCTACTACTACAATAGGTGCTACCTGCTGATAATCTTTCACTACCTGAATATTTACCCACTTTTCAACGTGAGCAATAGCCACGGCACACTTGTCATGTTTCTGGGCAAGGTCAGCATGTACAAAGTATTTTTTATCTGGGTCTGGCTTAAATGATGGGTCAAACCTTTTAGACGAATCAATGGGATTTCTGATTGTCATACAGGCTCTAACCTTTTCTGTTTGTTTAAAGAAAGCATCAGACATGTAGGTTGGCACACAGGCAAAACGCTGCATAGCATCCCCAAGGTCTGTGTAGAAGGCTAGTTTAAAATCATCAATTTTACGAGTGGGATTTACTACCCAAGTTGGTCGCTTGATTGCAAACATTCCAGGGAATTTATAGGACAGGATTGTATCCTCATCCCACTCAATTTCTAGAGTATTTCCGTCTGCATCTTCTGGTAAGTCAGGATTCATAACAAACTTATGTTTCTTTGTAACTACTTCTTTTTCAGCAATGACTGCTTCGTATCTTTGGCTAATAAAGTCTCCAGGAAAACGTGGAAAGGATAGTAGTGCTACCTTGCCCAAGTCTGGAAAACGACTGTCTACTGAAGCACGGAAGGCTTTATAGATGTTGTCTGCGGTCTTTCCTTGGTCATTACCAGTTCCAACTTCCTGTGCAAAACCAGAAATCTCATCCAGTACTGCTAGGATAAGGTTTAGACCCTCATGGCTTTCACGTTCTGAGTGACCAGAATAAACAGTAATAGCATTATTAAACTCAATGCTGTCTACCTTAGCATAATATTTACCAGCAAACCAGGGTGACTTTTCAATCTTGGTTTTAAAGCCTTTAAAGAAAACGTTCTTAGCCTGTTGTGCGTTGATAGCGATATTTATAATATCGATAGCATCTCCAGATGGCTTACCGAAATAGCGAGCAGGGTCTTTAAGACAAAGTAATTTATAAACGATATAGCAACAAGCAACAGTAGAAACAAAGTCCTTGCCAGAACCCTTACCAAGTTGTAGGATTACTTCATTCTTTGTATATTTATTGTAATACCTGCGACCTTCCTCTTCCCCAAGCAATTCAATAACTTCTTCAATTCTATAGATTTGAGACATAGCCTCAACAATGTCGTATTGTATTTGAGATAGTTGTGGCTGACCGAGATAGTCTTCACCTTCAACAAATGTTTTTACATCTACTGGATTCTCTGCAAATACATTACTTTTTAGAACTTCAAAGAAATCATTGAACATCGTGGACAATGGTAATCACTTCCTGTTCTCTAGATACCTGCGAAAGTCTACGCATAATCTCATCACGAATTTGCGGATACTCACTTGCAATATCTCTAAGAATACCAACAAGGATATCCTGTCTGCGTTCAATCTCCAGCATCTCTTCTGCCAGTTCTTTGTTCTCAAGTAAGCCAGCCTTTTGTAGCATATCAATACGCTTGCTTTCAATATCCATAACAAGTTTGATTGCAGCAGTCTTAGCACCCAAGTTAGCAACAGTAGTTGCATCATCAATAACTTCATATGCTTTACTGATTAGTTTATTATAGTGTGTGTCTGCACCTACAAGGGCTTCCTTAGCCCTGGCACGAATAGCAGCATTATCGGAAGCCATTACACGCCACTGATTGATGTGGGCAACTACCTTTTGTCTTGGTAGTGCAAGTTCTTTAGAAATCTTGGTAGGGTCTTCCCCTTGGAGATATTTCTCCACAACTTTATTCATCTCATCGAGATGTTCAACCGTTAGGTCTTCAATCGACATTTTTCTTTCCTCGTTTCGTTGGCACACGTTTTACCC